ATCATGTAGATATTAACCCATTTGATTTTGATACGATTAGAGAAGGGCAAAGTTGTGGTTTTGTTGGAGTAGATACAAGAACCTTTATAGGAGAAGATGATGATTGAATTTATTTTATTAGTAAGTTTAAGTGGTATGCCATCAGGAAATGTTTATGCTGGTTCGTTCAACTCATGCCAAGAAGCATTTACCTATGCAGATATACACTATGCTGATTGGCGTGGCAGAACTTGTGTTAGGGAAATAAGTAATGGGTAAAGGAAGCAGTCGCAGACCAACAGACGATAAAAAGTTTGCTGATAATTTTGATAGGATTTTTAACAACAAAAAGGATAAAGATGGCAATATCACCGACACAGCGGACATTAAAAAGATTAAGAGAAAAAGAAGAATATCCTCTCGTAACAATAGTAGAAAGGTGGAACGCATTTGCTAAAATTAGGCAAGACTTGTTTGGCATTATAGATATACTAGCAATAGATACAAAAGGAAACACAGTGGGATTACAAGTTACTAGCTACAGTAATATTAGTGCTAGAGTAAAGAAGATGGAAAATAGTGATGCTATCAGCCATCTGCGTGATGCTAACTGGGTGTTACTTGTAGAGGGGTGGCACAAGAAAGATAACAAATGGGTTAGTAGAATTGTTGATATAAGTTAAGGAGATTTATATGGAAAAGCAAAGAAGTAATTATACAAGTGATGAATTAAAAGCATTTGAAGAAAGAGCTAAAGATTTTATAGAAAGAAAACCAGAAGCAAGTAGAAAAAGAATTGCAGATTATGCTGGGGTTGGCATTAGTGTGTTAGAAAGGCTTGAAAAAAATGGCAACTTTAAATTACCTAAAGCTATGACATCTAAACAAATCAGAAGAATTAATAAAGATTGGGGAATAGGTTGAGGATAGAAAGGCTAATGGTTATATTAGAAGATTGGTCTAGGTGGATGAAGAAAGATTCACATAGGTTAGGCTACCCTAATAAAGTATCTTATCTTTCTAGCGGTGGAGAGTCTACCTCTGATGTGTTTGAACATATGGTAGATGAGTCTGATAAAAATAATGTAAAAATAGTTAATGCTTGTATAGACAGCTTACCTATAGAACAAAAGAAAGCTATTTATTACAGATGGCTTAAAGGAAACAAGCCTATATTCTATGAGAGAAATTTAGATTTAGCAACTGATAATCTTTTAACTATTGTAGGGAGGAGAATTTTTGCTTAATATAAAATTAGATGAAGCAACTTTTTTAGAGTCAGTTAAGTTTCATCAAGAGAATAATATTGGAATAAGAGGTTATGCGGATGGAAATAAAGAAGAACAATTGACAGGTATTATTGGACAGAATATTATTTGTCTTTATTTAGGGAAGCCATTTATGATTTCTGATGGGTTTGATGGTGGGGTGGATATTACTTTAAATGATTCAACAATAGATATAAAAACTATGGGCAGAAATGTTTATCCCCAGCCTTATTATGTAAACAATTTAATGGCAACCCAATTAAAATATAATGTAGATAACTATTTGTTTTGCAGCTACCATAAAAAAGATAAGGTATTAACTGTTTGTGGATGGATAGATAAGAAAGGATTTAAAGATAAAGCTAAATTTTACAAAGAAGGAGAAGTGAGAACAAGGAGTAATGGTACTGACTTTATTACTAAAGCAGACCTATATGAAATAGAAAATAAATATTTGAATAGAATTAATAATTACAATGAGTTATTAGGGGTAGGGTTACCCCTCACCCAATCAATTTAAAACGCACCACAAGGTTTGTGCGAGCTTCAGACAAGTATTAATCGTCTAAATCTTGAACATTCATATAAATACTGTCTACAATTAACTCAACACTACTGCCATCATCTAAATGAATCACCATAGTATCTTCACCATGAACTACATCTACATTGTCAATAGTTTTATCTAACATATGCAGTGCAATTAATTGAATGTCCATTTCCATTTTCCTTATATGGGAGAAGCCGACTGTGATTTTTTTGTTTCTATTGGTTTGTTTAGTTTTGACCACTTTCCGCAGTCTTGGCACTGAACTCTCTGCCAAATTTTTTTTAAAGCTAATGATGTTCCCCTTTTTTGTAAATGATTACCACCACAATTAGGGCAGACTACACCCTCTGATAATATATTGTGATTAGGATGAATGTTAATCCATCCCTGTAATCTATCATAAACTTCTTCTGTTAATTTAACATCATTAATATTATATTTCTTCATCAGCTTCCATGCTTTAGGATTTTTAGCCATGCACTCAATCCATAATGGCATACCTTGATGAGAGGTTTTCATTCCAATACCTAATACTTGAGCAATATAGTCAAGTTTATTACTAGCAAACTTAAACTTACCTCTAGCAGTATTAATTAAATCAATGTCTTTATATGGACTAGGTGGTGGTAACTTGTGAATAAGAAATTCTTTGTTAAGCGTTGGCATATCAAATCGTTTGCCATTGTAAGTAATAATAGCATCAGCTTCATCTATCAACTTATGTATTTCTTTAATCATCTTAATTGGAGTTGTGTCGTATACACTAGAAAAGTGTACCTTTTTTTTACCTAACCATTTAGCTGCCCAACATAACACAGTAGAGCTTTCTATTAACTGACCTATGCTAATGTTCTGTTGAAACAGTCCCCAATGAAACCCTGTGTGTGGAGATGTTTCTATATCTAAAATAAGTATCTTCATTAGTAAGCTACCTCTTTAATATCTTAACCAGAGTATAGCATTGTTCCTTCTTTATTAATAACTAAAGCCTGTCTGCGAGGTGCTTCTTCATCTTCGCAAAAAGAGATATGCACCCATCTATCAAATTCCAAGATAACTTGGTCATAAGGAATATCGGAATTAATAAGAGCGAATACAATTTCGTTAGGAGTTCCAAACTGACGACAAGTAAAATCGCAAGCCAATCCTTTAATGTGTGCAGAAGTTCTTTTAGAACCGAGTAGTTCATTAAGCTCCAAATTGCGATAGCCAGAAGAACAAAATATAGGCTTATTATTAAGAAGTTCTCTAACATCTTCCATCTCCATTGCTAATTTATAAAGGTTTTCTTTTTCATTATCATTAGGTGTATTGTCTATACCATGCCTTGCTGCTGTGTCTGAATGAGTTAATTCATCCATACTAAAATTAGGACTTGCCATTATCATTTATTTAAACCATTTTTCTTTTCGTAACTTCTTAAACCACCTAGACCTAGCATACCCATTAACACAGGTAACATAGTAGCTGTATCAGCTTGAGGTATTATCACTCCAAAAGGTGCAGCAAGTGGTGATATAAGAAAGTTTATAGCAAACCCTGCAACACATACCCAACCTACTGCTGGTCTCCATCCTGCCTGAAACCATGCACCTTTAGCATCTTCTTTGTTTACTGCTATCTGTGCTAATGCAATTTCATGTGCTTGTCTTTCTGCAAGTGTAGCTATTTCATGTGCTAGTTTATTTTTAGTATCTGCATCAGGTATAAATTTATCTAGTAGTGCTGCGACTGGTGATATAAGTGCTGCTAACATTAGTTACTCCATCCATAAATTAAAGCTAAAATAACAGGCGTAATAGGTAGTGCTGCTAACACAGCTAGTGTAAATATTACTGGCTTACTAAATAGCTTATCAAAAGATTTTTGTTTGTTGTTCATTATTGCATCCAGTTTCTAATAGCTATAGATATTAAGCCACCAATAAAGGAAGCTATCCCCATACCCATCCAAAAACCACCTTTAGATTTATTAGCTAAAGCCAACATTTCTTTCATGTCTTTTTGGAGTTCGTCCTGACCTTTTTGTAATTGCTCGATCTGTTCTTTCATTTTTCCAAACTCTACTGGGTTAATATCGGTCATTTATTTGTTTCCATACATTTGATTTTGCAAATCTAATAATCCAGAAGTTGATGTTATAGGAGCGTATTTTGTAATGTAATCTCCTAAATTTTGTATTGCTTTTGGTCTTGGTGCTATTCCAAAGTTAAAAATATTTCTTCCCATTCCTGTGTAAGGTAAACTTCCAGCAATTGCACCAACTCCAGCTATTGGAGATATTGTTGAAACACCACCACCTAATAAAAGAGCTGTTAATCCTCTACCCATAGTTCCAGAATCAGGAACTTTAGAACCTAAAACACTAATTCCT